CAGGCCCGTCATCAGGGCGCCGCAGGTGAAGATCAGGTACTCCGCCGCAGCCCGGTCGATCTCCTTTCCCAGATTCACCACATCCGCCTCCATCTTCTCATAGGCCGCCACGTCCTCCGCAGCCAACAGCCCGTCCGCCCCGCGCTTCGCATCCAGGAACGCCTTGGCCGCCTCCCACGCCTTCGCCCTTTTCTCCCGCAGCTCTAAAATCTTATCCATTCCAAAAACCCTCCTATCTCACATTTTCAGCAGATCCAGCCGCCCATACAGCGGCCCCGCCGGTATCCGTTTCTCCGCCCTTCGGGGCAGTTTCTCCAAAAGGCTGTTCGTGACCGCCCTCCGGGAGAACACAAAATCCGCCGCTCCTTCCGGCACCTCCGCCCGCTCCCCGAACAGCAGGCCGTCCGCAAACCCCAGCTCCACCGCCTTATGGGCGGACAGCCAGGTCTCCGCGTCCATCAGATGGGACAGCCGCGCCCGCGAAAGCCCCGTCTTGATCTCGTAAGCGTTGATAATGGACTCCTTCACCTCATCCAAAAGAGCCACCGCCTTCTTCATCTCCTCCGAATCCCCGATAGCCACCGTGAGCGGGTTATGCACCATCATCAAAGCAGTAGGAGCCATCAGCACCGTAGTCCCGGCCATTGCCACCACGCTGGCCGCGCTGGCGGCAATGCCGTCTATCTTCACCGTCACCGCGCCCCGGTAGTCCATCAGCATACAGTAGATCTGCGAGGCCGCAATGCAGTCCCCGCCCGGAGAATTGATCCAGACCGTGATATCCCCCTCCCCGGCCATCAGCTCCGCCTTAAAGGCCGCAGGGGTAACCTCATCCTCGAACCAGCTCTCCTCCGCAATCGTCCCATTCAGATAAAGGGTGCGGCCATCCTCGTCCCGCACCCAGTTCCAAAATCTATTCATTTCCCGTTTCCTCCATTTCCCCGGTTCCCTGCAGCTGCCGCCGCCCTGGTATCCGCCCCGGCATCCCCCGCAAAAGCCCCGGCATCCGCCAGCTTCGTCATGGAGCCGTTCACCAGATACAGGTCGCCCCCAAGCTCCGCCGGGATACGGTCAAGGTTTTCCAGCCCCCGGATATCATTCGCGCTCATCCAGCCATTCTGCCTTGCCACCGCGTACCCGTTCATGCGGCTCTCATAATCGCCCCGCAAAAGCCCCTCCACATTGAAGCGGATAAAATAGGACTCCTTCTCGCCCTCCGTAAACAGCCGCCGCCCCATGGCCTGCTCCCAGCGCATCAGCCAGGGCTCCAGGGTATATTTCACAAATTCCAAAGACTGCTGCTCGATATTGGAAAAGGACGACTTTTCCAGATCCCCCACCATATGGGGCGGCACCCGGAAGATCCGGGCGATCTCGTTCAGCTGGAACTTCCTCGTCTCCAGAAACTGCGCCTGATCCGGCGATATCCCGATAGGCTGGTACTTAAGCCCCTCCTCCAATACCGCGATCTGGTGGGAATTGACGCTCCCCCGGAACAATTTATTCCAGCTTTCCCGCACCTTATCGGGGTTCTTCAACACCCCCGGATGCTCCAATATCCCGCTGGGCGAGGCATCATTGGCAAAGAATTTTGCCCCGTATTCCTCCGTGGCGATCCCCAGCCCCACCGCGTTCTTCGCCATGGCGATGGGCGAGTACCCCACGATCCCGTCATACCCAAGGCCGGGGATATGCAGCACCTGATCCGGCGGCAGGTACACCTGCCCGTCCTCCCCCGCCTCCGGCGCATCGTCCGAGCCACGGGAATAGAGATAGTAAAGGTTCCCCCTGCTGTCCCGGTCAACCGTCATCTTGGCGGGCATCAGAGGATAAAGCCCCACCACCTCGCCCCGCCCATTCCGTATGATCTGCGCATAGGCATTCCCGTATAACAGCAGATGCCCCATCAGCGTCTCCCGGAAATTAAAGGAAGACATCTCCGGGTTCGGCTCATCATGCAGCAGACGATACAGCGGATGCTTCAAAGCCTTCTCCCTGCTCCCATCCTCCCGATACCGGTACACATGGAGCGGCAGCCCCGCCACCGCCTCCGACAGCACCCGGACGCAGGCATACACCGCCGTCATCTGCATGGCCGTCCGCTCGTTCACCGCCTTGCCACTGGTAGAGCCGCCGAAGAAGAATCCGAACCGGCTCCCGCCCATCATATCCCACGCCCGGCGCATATCCCCCGGACTTTCCGGCTTATCCCTCACCCGGAACAGCCGCCCCAAAACACTCATAACAGCAAAAGCCCCCTTTCATCATAGATAGAAGCCCCCAGCTCCCCGCCGCCACGGATTGCCCGGTCTAACGCCATCACCGCCGCCACCGCGCCGTCGATCTTCTCCGTAGACTTCTCCTTATCCGGCTTCACGTTCCCCGCCGGGTCAGTCCTCACATGGATATTGTCCATCATCCACCGCAGCACCGGGTTCCCGCCGTGGGCGATCTTCTGGTCTAAGGTAAGCCGCATCAGCTCCTTTGTAGGCGGCGACATGTCCTTGAACCCCTGCCCGAAGGGAACCACCGTAAAGCCCAGCCCCTCCAGGTTCTGCACCATCTGGGTCGCTCCCCACCGGTCAAAGGCGATCTCCCGGATGTTGTACTTCATGCCCAGTTCTTCAATGAACGCCTCGATAAAGCCGTAATGCACCACATTGCCCTCGGTAGTTTTTAGGAAGCCCTGCTTCTCCCACACGTCATACGGCACATGATCCCGCCGTACCCGGATCTCCATGTTGTCCTCCGGTATCCAGAAGAACGGCAGGATGACATATTTGTCCTCCTCGTATTCCGGCGGGAACACCAGCACAAAAGCCGTGATATCCGTAGTGGAGGACAAGTCCAGCCCGCCGTAGCAGGCCCGCCCTTCCAGCACCTCGGCATTCACCGCAAAGGCGCATTTGTCCCACGCCTCCATGGGCATCCACCGCACCGCCTGCTTCACCCACTGGCACAGCCGAAGCTGCCGGAACAGGTTCTCCTCCGCCGGGTTCTGCCTCGCGCTCTCGCAGGCCGCCTCCAACTTCTCCACATCCACCGTAATCCCAAGGGACGGGTTCGCCTTCTCCCACACCGCATGGGAAGTCCAGTCGTCCCCCTCATCCGCCCCATAGATCACCGGGTAAAAAGTAGGGTCAACTTTCCGCCCATCTAAAATATCCCTGGCCTTCTGGTGTACCTCATAGCAGATCGAGTTGGTATCATTCCCCGCCGTAGTGATCAGGAAATACAGCGGCTGCTTCCGGGCATCCCCGGAGCCATGGGTCATCACGTCATACAGCTGCCGGTTCGGCTGGGCATGGAGCTCGTCAAACACCACCGCATGGACGTTCAGCCCATGCTTCGTATACGCCTCCGCCGACAATACCTGATAGAAGCTGTTCAGCGGCTTATAGATCAGACGCTTCTGCGAAAGCACCGGCTTGATCCGGGACTTCAATGCCGGGCACTGCTCCACCATGCCGCAGGCCACGTCAAAAACAATGGAAGCCTGCTGCCGGTCGGAAGCGCACCCGTACACCTCCCCGCCGTATTCCATATCCCCGCAGGTAAGCAGCAGAGCCACCGCAGCCGCCAGCTCCGACTTCCCCTGCTTCTTGGCGATCTCCACATACGCCGTATTGAACTGCCGGTATCCGTTGGGCTTCACGATCCCGAACAGATCCCGTATGATCTGCTCCTGCCAGTCAATCAGGTCAAAATTTTTCCCGTACCATTCCCCCTTGGTATGCTTCAAACACCCGATAAATGCCACCGCCAGATCGGCCAGCTCCCCACGATAGGAAGACCCCTCCCCCATGAACCGGGACGGCACATATTCCTTTAATTTCCGCAACGGCACTAGCCCCCTTCCTGCAGAAAAATCCCATCAAAAAAGGAACCTCCCCATAAGGAGAAGCCCCTTCCAAAGTCCCAGAAAATTAAAACATAATTTCAACCGCTAATA